CGCATCCCCACCGGCCTCTGCGACCTGCCGCATGAGTCGGCGCATCCGCGTCGGTCCGGCATTGTAGGCTGCACTGACGAAGTGCGAACGTTGATCCTCGGGAACGGCCGAGAACATCTCTCCGAGGTCACGAAGGTAGCCAATCCCCTGCGAGATGTTATCGAGACCGTAGCGAGGAGCAAGAGAGGCGGCGGTCGCTGGCATGACCTGGAAGAGACCGCGAGCCCCCTTTGGCGAGACAGCCTCGGGCTGGAAACGCCCGTGGCCTTCACCATGGAGAGCAATACGAACCGCGAAGTCGGGATCTACACCGAAATCGAGTGCGCGGGTGCGGATCTGCTGTTCGATGTCGGTGGGGGAGAAAGGAGCAGGAGAGGGCATCAGGGTGACGGGACGAAGACGGGGTTGCCATCGGGTCCGTACATGATGGTACCCCGCGCGCCCCGCTCCATGGCATCGAGGTCTTGCTGGGTCAACCCGTGGGGGATCATCGAAGGTGGTGCTTTCGGGGGTGGGATTTTGCGAACCCCGAACATCTGCTTGTTGATTTCGGTCTGTTCGAGAGCTTTCTGGTGCTTCTTGAATTGTTCCGCAGCCTGGGCGGACTGTTGTGCAAGGCGTGGTACGAGTTGTTGAGAGCTGAGCACGCGAACCGGGCCGCGAACCATCTCTGGGCCGGCCTCACCGACGATGGCAGTGCGTCCCGCGGGAACCGTGCCACCTCGCACCCGCTTCAAGGTACGCCCGGCCGGCTTCCCGAGTGCCCGGATCTCCTCCTTGATCGCGTCAATCTCGCGAGTGAAGGCAGGCGCGCCGGCACCGGGGCCTGGCGAGGGAGCGGGAGAGACTGCCGAGGGACCCGCCGTCGTTCCCGCGCCGGTCGTTGTGCGCTGGAGAGTGCGTTCCAGCTCCAAGGCGCTCGTGTAGAGAGTGTTCCAAGCTCCCGCGTTGTCTGCTGGCTCTCCGGTGAGTGGGTCCACGTTCGCGAGCTTCTCTCGAACGGCTGCAAGCACACGAGGGGTGAGTTGTATCTTGAGTGCAGCCTGCTCACGGGTGTCAGAGGAATTGGGCAGGAAGGCACGAAGGGCGCGCTCCTGCTCGGGGATTGCAGCGTTGGCAGCATCCCCCATGGCCTTCACGAATGTAACGACGGTGCCTTCGCCCGTGTTGAGAGCTTGTGCGGCCGCGTTGCCGAACGCAGCACGGACCTGGGTTCCGATGCCGGTGAAAGGTCGAGGGAGGACAGCCTTCCCGATACCAACGAGCCCGCCCATCTCTGTCGCAGAAGGGAGGGATTCGTGAGGAAAAATGCCCTTGGGGTCTGGTTGGCCAGTTGTCGGGTTGATACGAGTGACGTAGGTGGCATTGAATCCCTGGAGAGCGGAGTCGATCAAGGCAACGCGCTGGCGATTGGCGAGACCGAGCTTGGAAGGCTTCACGCCGATCACCGTACGTCCGACTCTCTCTCCAGCACGGAACGGTTGGCCGGTTGTCGGGGAGATTGTACCAGCCTCGACCTCCCGAAGAGTCTCCGGGGGTGCAGGACTCAGAGAGATGGACGTACCACCAGGACCAAAGCTGACAGAAGGTTGAAAGCCACCACCGAAGCCAAGCCCAGCTCCACCCGCTTCAGCAGGCATCGGAGAGAGTTGCATTCCAGCCATTCGTGCGCCAGGGCCAGGTGACATGAGGGCGCCTCCGGTCCCAAGAGCGTAGGGAATCGTTGCAGGCAATGCCCCACCACCAAGCATGCCGATGACGGCCCGCTGCATTGCCTGTTGCGCCTGCAACTGTTGCAACTGCGCCTGCTGCACATCGCGCTCGGTCAGGATAGCGAACGGGTCTCGACCGGCTCGCGCAGCCTGAGCCATGGCGTATCCCGTGAGCAAGCCACGACCGCCCGTCAACGCTCCACGACCGATGGTGCTGAGTATATCTCCAATGTCAGGCATGGTCTTCTCTCAGAAGCGTGGAGTAAGCACGCCTCCCGCGAACGGCCCTCGCAAGTTCGCAACCAGATTCGGGGCGATCTGTGGAAGTTGCGAGATGAGACCAGAGGCGCCGCCCCGTTGCTGCGCCTGCATCCGCATGATTTGCCCCAACAGATTCCCAAATTGCCCCGACATGCTCTCGGGTGCTGCCTGCCCGAAGAAACCTGATAGCCCACCTTGCCCCAATTGAGGAAGGATGCCACCAGCGCCGAAGCTCCCTCCGCTGCCAAGCAACCCAGCAGTTGGAGCGGCGGGTCCCACGAGCCCGCCGCCGAGAGTTCCACCTCCCGAGCCGGTCAACATGCTGCTGAGTCCACCTCCAACGCTTCCAAGAGTCCCAAGGCCACCTCCAATGGCTCCAAGACCGCTTCCGGCGCCGGCAGCGCCGGCAGCAGCAGGAGCGGCAGCGGCGCCACCTCCTGCGATAGCTGCAATGAGTGGAGCAACGAATCCCATCTACCCTTCCTCCTACTTTCCCATGGAACGGGAGCTTTGGGCGATTTGAGGGAGAACGGATTGGAACATCGCCATGAGGGGATTTTGTGCGGCAGCGAGTTGGCTGAACACGCTACCGAGGGCCTCCATCGGAATCTGGTAGCCTGCTTGTAGACCTTGTTGTAGTTGCGGGAGGGTCTCTAGAGGGAGCTGAGCAAGACCAGTGCCAAGAGGAAGCAACCCTGCCTGCCCCGCGAGTGCCTGCTGTTGCTGTGCAAATTGATTCCGAGCAAATTCCGCCGCGAGATCACGTCCGAGCGTCTCTTCCCGAGCCTGAGTTGCTCCAGCATCGAGCAAGCCTCGGGCCGCCGCTTGCCCTTGAGTGCCCTCCTGCAATTGGCGAAGGGCGTTCTGGTAGAGGGCTTGAGAGGCGATAGGGGAGAAGGCTTGCTCCGTTGCTTGTCCCGCAAGGTCTTGCATGCCTCCCAACTGCTCCAACGCTTGGCTGACCTGACCGCGCAGCGTGTCGTACGCCTGTGGAGCGAGCGAGGCGATCCGCTGACCCACATCCTGGGCTTGGCCGAAAACTTGCGGGAGGAACTCCTGTGATTGGCGAATCCAGTCGGCCAGGGGACCTTCGGCTCTTGCGAGGCGACGTTGCTGCCGTTCCCACCCGCGCCCGGTTCCGAGACCCATGAGGGTCGAGAGTGGAGCGCCGAATTGGTACCGAAGTCCTTGCAGCATGCTGTAGGGCTGCTCTCCAAATGTAGAGATAACTTGCCCTCTGGAGCTGCTCATTTGACCGCCCATCTACAAGTTCTCCTCTGGCGTGGAGTCAGATTCTTCTCGGACATGGAGCATTTCGGTATGCCCATTCGGTGGCGTGGTTGGGGTGGATGCGAGTATGGCCTGGGACAGCGGGAGAGCATGCGTGATGCTGACAGGAACCCAGCCGCGATGAATCCATTGCATGTCGCCAGGTTTGGCAATCACTTCGATCACTTCGGCCCCGGCTTGGATGGCAGGTTGGGCGATGGCAAGAGACAGCGCACGTCCGATCCCTTCTCCACGACGAGCCGGAATCGTGTAGAGCCAATGACACACGCCGACTCGGTGCGGGCGCCCGATGGGACGGAATGTGATTTCTCCCATCACGAAGCCTACGAGAATCGGACCATCTTCGGCTACGTAGCAGTGAAAGTTGGGATCCACGCCGAGCCGGGCCGCGATTGTCGCGGTGAAGTGCGTGAACTCCTGTGCATCGTGAACCGGGTAGAGAGCTGCCTGTTCCTCGATCACTTGCTGGTAGAGAACACGGAGCCAGAAGAGGTCGGCGATGGTTGCGGGGCGGATGGAGAAGGGCATCTCTCTCTACCTCGATTGCCAATCCCGGAGGGCCATCTGGGCGCGCGTGGCAGCCTCGCGCGCGGCATCGGCGGCTCGCATCCAGTCGGGAGTGCGCGCGAAGGCTTGCTCTCGTGTGAGACCCCCCCATTGAGGCGGAGCGGTCGGGGTCTGGAACCCACCTCCAGTGGTCGGCATGGGGGCCGTCCCGAAGCCACCGCCGGAGGTTCTCTGCTCCCAGGGGCCGACACCCTGTCCGACATAGAACTGTGACAAGGGGCCTGGGCCACCACCATCCCCAGGTCCCTTGGCTTGCGGACCGTAGAAGGAGGGTCGTTGACCTGGGAGACCAGGTGCACCTGGGCCACCACCCTGTCCGAAAAGCTGTGACAAGAGGCCGGCGAAGGTAGGTTGACGACCGCCTCCGAAGCCCGGTCCGCCACCTTGATCCATGCCCATCAAGCAATCTCCTCAATAACTAGACGGCAGGTCATGCTTCCCGTGCGGCTGGCAGTCGAGTTGACTTGGAGATGGATAGTGTAGGTGAAGGTGCCAACCCCTGGAGTGTCGATGAACATGAGAGAGTGTATAAGGCGACGATCCTGACCCTGTGTTGCTGCCACCACGTCATCGGCGTAGGAAGGGGTGACATACTGCTGCACCGCTGATCTTTTGACTGCCAGGGCGAAAGTCGTGTTGACAGGGGCGGAGGCCACATATTGCCCATAAGCATGTGCCGTGATACGCACCTTTGACCGGGTTGTCGTGATAGCTTGCGAGATGAGTGTTACGTCGGTGCTGGTAAAGAGCGTCGTTGCACTGCCCGTAACCTGAATGATCTGGATAGCAGTTGCTCCGTTCGCGAGCTTGGCAGCAGTCACAGCGGCATCGGCGATCTTTGCTGTCGTGATGGCATTCGCGGCAATAGCGGCCGATCCGAGTCCCGCGGCGGCGATATTCGCCGTCTCGATGTTGTTGACACCGCCGTTGATAATCGCATCGAGGTCCGCATCAACCTCGGTCGCCTTGATGGTCGTGAAGCCGGCTGCGACCTCTGCCACGTAGGTCGTGTTGCCGCCGGTCTTGGAAGGTCGCGTGACAAGTCCCATAGGGTCTCCTTCTGCACTCTATCAGCTAGAGGGGTCGTCGGGCAACAACCGTACCGGGCGTTCGACAGGCTTGTATCGCAACTCGAAGTCGCGAAGGGCGAGGGGGCTTGGCTCAGTGTGAGTCAGCTGCACAGAGCCGGTACGACCGCGAGGGCGTTCGTCGGGTGCGACAGACTCGCCTTCGGAGATGAGAACGGCTTGCAGCCAGTTGGCGGAGTCCCAGGCACCAACATCCCAATCCGAGCCAGCGGTGAAGGGGATGGACATGGCGTCCCAGCCGCTCATTACCCCCTCGTCGGTCGAGACGGCTACCTGGAGACTGGTCTCGGCACTCGGGAAGACGGTCACACGGACACGGGTAAAGAGCTTTCTCTCGAAGGGCTTTCCGTCGTCAAGGTCGCCAGTCTGAAGGGTCGAGACAATACGGATGCCACCACCCAGCTCACTGGCACTCCCCTCTTGATGAATCAACTCGATCACCCCTGTCAGGGTACCGTCCCACAGTGCAGTGTCCCACGCACCAGCGTCCCAATTGCTCCCCACGACAACGACGGAAGCATCGAGGGCCGCGAAACCCCGATCGGCCTCAGCCGCGTCTTGCTGCCCTGTGGTCCACGCGGTTACGGCGATGCGCGGGCTCGGTCCCCACCAGGAAGGAATCTGGCTAATGCCTTGGCGAAGATCGAGCCAGAATTGCAAGGTGGCGGCAGTTCCACCGGCCGGGACGACCGCGAGCTTGTAGAAACCCTTGTGGTAGAGAGCTGTACAGCGGGCACGAGCGGAGGGAGGAATGCCGAGGATGGCAGGACGGATGGGCCAGCCGACATCAATGGGAGCACCACCTCCGAGCGGGATCATGTAGACCGATTGCAACCCTACGAAGAAGAGCCCCCACGGCGTTTCGACCATCGTGTTCCGTTCGATGCAGCCGACCGTCCGGGAGACCTGGAAGAATGCTGCGGCGGGATCGTCGAGGATATCGCCATAAAAGAGCCAGGTGGAGGTGAGGGTCGTGATGACGAGCGGAGCTTCGGGGTCATCCCGGCCGGTCGAGGCCAGCCCCAGGGAAGTCACATTCTCGTGAAGACGTGGCAGGCGCGCGTTGAAGGGAAAGAACACGCCAGCATTGAAGATGGCTTGCTCCCAGCCAGGCACGACATGGGACGTTGCCCACACGGCGGTCGGGTTGGCGGCTTCGCCGGCAATCCACAGACGGCCCCGGTGGGCACGCAGTATACGGCCGGTGCGGGTGCCTCCACGGAGCGGGATCGGGGGGCCATCGGCGGTGATGACCCGCACGATCACGGAACCGGCTGCCGAAGCCCCTCCCGTGTTGTGGTCGTGGGCGAATTCTATCGGGAGATTGACGGGGGCGATGAAGAGATGGGCGCGAAACTGGGAATTGAGCGCACCTCCATTGGATGCGAACCCCGTTGGTGTCGGGAAGGTAATGGCCTGGTCGCCCGTCGAGGAGACAGTGACCTCCCGCGTCTGCCCTCGCTCGACCCACTTTCCCGCGGTGTGGTCGTAGATGCCCCAGGCGTAGGCGTAGGTGCCTGTCAGGATTTGCGACCCGCCGTCGGTCGAGGTTGTTGGATTGGCACTCCCATCAGAGAAGCTGACAAGCGCCGACAGCTCTGTTCCACTTCCTCCGATGGGCACCGAGAACATGGGATCGACACCGTTGCCGACGTAGAGAATCCCATTCAGCTCCTCGATGTCGTAGGTGGCGCCCGTGCTGGCAAAGACGACAAAGCCACCACCGGCCTTCGGCACCTGTGCCCACGCGCCATCATCCACGGAGACCCACAGCTCGTCTGTTCCTCCGTCCGAAGGGGTAATGACAGCGTAGAGGTACCGCGAGGCGCCGCTGTAGACCCGAATGATCTTCGCAACGATGGCGGTACCTGGAACCGGACCGGCAGGAGTGAAAGGTGCATTGCCGGGTGTCTTCTGCAAGCGGAAGGTCTCTCCGGGAATCCAGTTCTGCGCGGCGCGCAGGTAGCTCGGACCAAGGTAGGCTTGGTCCACGAGGAGATTCACTCCGTCGAAACGGCGCAGGATCAGGGAGTTTTCCCGTGGAGAAGGCATTAGGCTGCTCGAATACCTATGAGGTACTGCACGCTGGCCTGGGTAGGCTGCACGACAAGAGTGAAGGTTCCCGCGGCAGGCATCGCACCTGGGGAGTTTCCCGTAGACTGAATGCTATGATGGTCCACGTCGTTGAGGTTCGCAGAAGCGTCATCGTAACCAGGCGGCCAGGGACCGCCAGTGAAGGGAGAAAGAGTCGGGATTGACGGATTGACCGCATCCGTACGGCTCTCGAAGAGCATTGCCAATCCACACGCTGCCTGCGTTGGGGTGAAGGAGATGGCGATGGTCATATCTGCGCCTACCCCTACCCATGTCACTGTTCCTGCGTCGAGGGCGAGGGAGCTGGGGAGCCAGGTAGTGGTATTCATGTAGTAGATACCTACACGATGCACACTATTCGACGCATTGTTGACCCGCACCCGTAGACGATCATAGGTGCGGTCCGTCTCCAAGAAGATCGGGGAGATGACGCAGAGGCCGATATCACCCCCGGTCAAGGATCGAGCCGTTACACCATGTCCCCAGGTTGGATAGAACTCACTCCCCGACACTCGTGCAGGAGCGTAATTCGAGCCTGCACTCCCGAAGCCACCTCCTCCACCCGATGCGTTGGGTATCATCGCCCGTCGCACCGCACGGTCCCCAGGTCCATGCTGGTGCTGGCGAGCGAGTGCCAGAACCTCGCGCGTAGTGAGACGGCGATGGATACGACCCATCGCCGCGCCTCCCTAGAACTCCTCGTCGCTGTCCGCGCGAAAGAAGCGACCCGCCTCAGGGCGGAAGGCCGGACCGAAGACGGTCGGGTCGAGCGGGATGGTCTGATCCTGCGAAGCGCGCGGCATAGCGATGTTGCGAATCATGTCGAAGGCCCGGTTGGCATCCGCCCGAGCTTGCTCGTAGCGTGGACTCTCCTCGTACTGGTGCGCCCAGGCTTCGACCTCCATCGAGAGGTGGCCTCCCCACGGGTAGAGGGGAATGTCAGCGTCATAGGCCGTGGTGGTGGCATCGGTTCCACTTCCAATCGCTACGTCCGCCGGAAGGAACTTGTAGATCAGTGTGACGGTATTGGTCTCGGTCGGACGGGGCCAGAAGTAGCCGATGCGCTCGGCATAGGAGGCGTACCAAATGAGGGCTCGGGAGGAAGAGAGGTCATGCGGAATGGCACGGCGGCGGAAGCGCACCGGATCCATCTCGACGATGGGGATGCTGGCCGGGTTGCCATCGCGCGCCGTGATACGAAGACCCGTCGTCTCATTCTCGGTCTTCAAGAAGTCGTCGGGGAGAGCGAAGGAGGCGTAGAGAGTGAGTTGGCCTCCAGTGTTGCCTCCAGGGAGATTGAAGGTGGAGACCTTGTAGAGGAAGGGCCACTCCCATTGAGAGTACAGCTCCTCCAGGATCCGGTTCAGACGGTCACGGGCAAGGTGCTTGATCTTGACGTTGCCAACCCGCTTGAGAGCCTGGTCGAGGATCGTGCCGCGGGTCCAGCGGCCGGTGAAAACCGCTGGCATGGGTCACGCAGGGCCATTGACGGGACGAACCGTGCTCAGCTTCTCGCGCCGCTTGGCAACCACCTCTTCCAGGCGACGAAGCTCGGCATGCCGCTCAGCGATCTTCGTGTCCACCTCTTCGAGCACCTTGCCACGTCCCTGGATGGCGGTGTCGAGGGCGGTCAGTTGCGCGCGGGTCGCCGCCACGACTTCCTCATTACTGCGCTTGCGGTGGTCCCGGATGGTCGAGAGGATGGTAGCAAGGCGAGCGTTGGCCTGCTCCTCCGTGCGGCAGAAAGCTTCGACCGAGACCTGCTCCTCTTCAGAGACGCGACGCTGGACGATGAGACGGAAGGGACGGATGAGTTCCAGCAACCGCATCACACGGCCTCCCGCTCGATCTGCCGAGCCTTCTCCCCGATCACACCGAGGTCCACCTGCTCCCCGTTGGCCCGGAGGCGGTTCAACTCGTTCTCGCGGTCGCGGTCGATCAACCACAAGAGGTACTGTACGACTGATGCCTTGGCTGTGTGGGTTCCAGGAAGGAAGACTCGCTCGCCCACACGAAAAGGATGGCCGGTGACGGAGCGCGGAACGCGAACCTCGACATCAGGCTCGCGAGCCAGAAGAGTGTCAGAGAGAGCACGCAGCTCGCGGGCAATCTCGGAACGACGGTGCAAAGCTGCCGAGTTCCCCGTGTTGGCTTCGGAGGTCAGAAAGCGGTACTCCTCTTCGAGCTGGATCTTCTGACGAATGAGGGAGCGGGTCGAAGGAGTTGTCTTCTCGGTCGGTTGCCTCTCAGCCACGGGAGGTCTCCTCTAGTTGAAGTCGCTGGCGGACTCGATGCGCCGCATGAAGTCGGGGTTGAGGATGAGCGATTTGAAGGTCTGCTTCCAGGATGCCTTCGCGCGCTGGGCGAGAGGATCGGACTCAGATGCCCGACGCGGAATGAAGAAGGCTTCGAGGCCACCCAGCTCAGTACAGCCGACCGCACCGCGACCGAAAATGTAGGTGATGTGGACGTTGACGGATGCGGTGTTGGCAGGTGCCACCGCGCCGGTTCCGGTCACGACGAAGGTGTTGGAGGGAAGGCCAGAGCCGGCCTTTACGAGGATGATGGTCGAGGCCGTTCCGCTGGTATGCCGAATGCGAAGTTGGAAGGTTGCCGTGCCGGATGCACCGCCCTCCTGCGTTGCATAGACCTTGTAGGTGCCAGTTGCGGCCGTCGAAGCGATGGTAATTTGCACCGCGAAGACTGCCGCGTCGGTGTTCGCCACTTCGTTGTCAATGACGGTCTCGAACTTGGTGGCTGAGTCGAGGCGAGTGACCTTCGTACGGACCGTCGAGGCAGCCGTGAAGCCAGTAGCGCCCGCGGGGATCGAGCCACCCGTCAGGATGGTCTCGGTAACATCCGCACCCGCCATCGCGGAGATGATCGGTATGAAGTTGGAGCGGTTCCAGCGAACTCCCATCCACTTGCCGACCTCGAAATCGTGGAGGGTCACGAGATCGGAATAGACTCCGGCGTTGACGAAGGTGGAGTCCTTCGTGAGGTCGGCCTCTACATAGGGATCGAAGACGCCCATGTAGGAACCCAGCTCGAAGGGACGCGCACCGTTGGCGCGCAGGATGGCGACCTGACGGCGAATGTCGTCGGTACGCAGGACATCGGCGGCGGTCAGGGCTGCTCGGCTGGCCTTGTTGCCGGCGAAGCCGACTGAGGTCGAGCCCATCGTCACGACCTGCACCTCCCGGTCGAGGGTCTGCTGTTGCTGGTCAGAGAGGAGATCTCGGGCAATCTGCATGGTGGGATGCTTGACCGTCATCTCAGCTCGGTCGGTGATGCCCACCACAGCGCCCCACTGGTCCACGATGGCCTGCACGGTGGAGATGGTGAGAGCGGTCAGGCCGGGGGTGACGCCCTCCTCCAGAGGCGCCTCGGGCAGGGTCAGGTACTCGTAGCGCGTGAATTGCACCACGTTCCCGTTGCCCTTCGGGAGGGCCGTCTTGTCGCAGATGTTCCAGAAGACCAGATTACGCTCAGCTCGTTCGAGCAGCTCGTCGCGGAACCAGATTCCGACGATATCTGGAGCGAGAGTGCCGGTCGTCTGGAGGTTTGGGGAGGTTGGCATGGGCAGGTCTCCTTCTCAGGTCGTCAACGAATGATGAGGTCTCCGAGGCCACCCTCGTCAAAGAGCTTCTTGCGCTCGGCGCGAGTCATCTGTGCAAGGTCTTCCTGGGAGAGGGCAGTTGGCGTGCGTACAGTTGCATGACCCTGGCGTGAGCCATGGTTCGGACCAAGGTTCTGTGCCGTCACGTCGGCAGCGGATGAGGCCTCTCGGGCACGAGTGCGTGCGGCATCAATCCGGGACTCGGGGGTACCGATGTCCACGGCGACGGCGGCACGGTAGGCATCGGCAGGCGAGAGGTACTGCCCGGCCTTCGCTGCACTCTCCCGCAGCTCGACGATCTTGTCCTCGATCTCGTTCCAGTAGGGAAAAGCCTTCTTGTTTCGGCTGGCCTTGACCATCTCGACTTCATCGCGGACGTGCTGCACACCGCTCAGCATCACCGCGCCGTCGGTTGCCAGCATGGCAGAAAGGAAGGGGACGATTACCGGGGCGTTGGCGTCGATGTCTGCATCCGTGAGTCCGTGCTGCCGCAGAATCGCGCGGAATTGTGGAGGGAGCTGGCCGGGGGTCGCGTGGCCTGAGGATTGAGGTGTGCGCGCGACGAGAGCCCCCTGCACCGTGTCGGTCAGTGCAGCAATCCTCTGCGTCACGTCAGCGGCAAAACGCTCGACCTCTTCACGGGTCAGAGGAGGCGGAGTAGGTGGCGTAGGTGGCGTAGGTGTCTCAGGAGACGGTGGTGTGGCATTGGGTGTTGCGGTGGGATCCTGTTTCAAGTCCTCTGACACAGTCTCCTCCTACATGTCGAAGTTGGGAAGGTCGGTCTGGCCGAACTCTCGCTCGGGAGCCTTCGGGTTTCTCTGGCGCTGTTCCTCCGCCTTGGCAGCCACATAACGGTTGTACCATATCACACAGCGGGGGCCTTCGCGCAAGAGGTGTTGAATGAGCAGGATAGCACCTCGGTTCTGCCAGAGAGCTTCGGGCGTAGAAGGATGCCCCGAGAGGCCAGAAATGCTGGAATTGCCTGCGAAAAGCTCCTCCCGTTCGAGACAGAGGGCATCCCGGATGAGGCGCCAGACCTTCGAGCGCGAGACTCGGAGAAGGAGAACTTCCTCGTCTTGGGTCAGGATCGGACGGTCTTCACCATCGGATCGGGGCATTTCCCATCTCCTCCTCGATCACAGCCTTGCGAGCACGTCGGCGTCGAGGGTCGGTCGAGCGCAGGAGACGAGCGCGTGCTTCGCTGCGCGCGAGCGCCTTCCCCTCGGTCTTCTTTCGTGGAACACTGCCACGGATGTCCTTGCTCATTGTGGGAATGGTCCTCCTCCAGCGCCCTCCAGGTCAGGTTGGCGGTCCATGGTACGCGCGAGGTCGTCAGGGCTGGCGGTCTGAGCCATGCGACCGGGGTTCTGCGGAGGGAGAAGACCTCCACGACCTGGCATCGCACCCAGTCCTCCTCGGCCACCCCCTTGTGCTTGCTGCATCTGCATCAGGCGTTTGGTCAACATCCCCGTCATGTGTTCTTGCATGTGCTGGATAACCTGCTGAGTAACTTCGGGACGTAGGCCGCTCGCCGGGCCAAGGAGAGCATCGTGAACGCGAAGGTGCCGCATGTCGTCGTCGGCAGGTGAGATACGAACCTCGTCAGCACGGCTTGCCAGGTAGAGCTGGTTTTCAAGCTCCGCATCGAGTGCTCGCACAGGTTGAACATCCTCGATGAGACGCTCGGCTTCGGGGAGCTGGAGACCCTCACTCCAGATGGAGCGAAGAAGGAACTTGAGGGAGATGCGAGCATTTTCCTGTGCCAGAAGCTCAGGAGGCATGCGCGCGATCTGCTGGAAGAAACCGATCATCTGCTGCCCACGCACCTGCATGTTGTAGTTGGCGGTCGAGGCGAGCCAGCGGAAGGAGAACTCGCCGATCAGGTCATCGCGGGTCACTTGGCGTTGGATGGTCGCAGCACCCGCAGCACCAACGACGTTCAGCAGGATCGGCACGTCGAGGCACTGCATAGTGTACTGATGCATCTTCCGCAGCATCGGGTCGAGCCAAAGGTCCTCCACGGATTGCACGATGTCGTGAAGCTGCACGAGGTTCTCGCTGGCGACCTGGGCCATTCCGGAGGCGGTCTGAAGCGCACGACCGCGCGAGCGCGCTCCGAGCATACCACCACCACCGAAAGGAGCGATGTTCGCCGCGTCGGAAATCAAAGCGATGAGCTGCTGAATTGACGACATGGCGGCCGCCGCTGATTCTTTCGACGGCTCGAAGAAGTGGACGTTATCCTGCGGGCGTCGGACCAGCCATTTTGCCCCAGGACGCATCCGAACGGTCGTCAGGTCTTGAACGGCTCCAGGGTCCACAGCAACGATGGGGTTGATGGCGAAGGTCAGGGCATCGGCACCCTGGTTCAGCACATCGTTGGTGAGATAGGCCAGAGAGTCGAAGGTCGAAGGGAGCCCGTAGCCGTAGAACTCTTCCCACACCTCGATGAACTTCGGCACGAGGTAGGAGGGATTGCCGGTCCAGAAGACCACGGGACGGCACTGCAACACGATGTCTTCATCCCCAGCCGTGACGACCTGATACCAGCGCGGGACCTCCGGGGTGTTCTTCACCTCGTCGGTCTCCATGGGTTCGAGGGCAGTCCGCCAATAGGACTTTGTGCAGATGAGGAGCTGGTTGGGGTCCTCGTGCGTGTCCACGGGGGAGCGAAGGCCACGCGCGATGAGGCGACGGCGCTCGGCGTGGAACTTCTCCAGCGTGTCACCCTTGCTCCCTCCCGTGATGATCGCAACCGCCTTCTCGACGTTCTCGAATTGGTGCCCGAGGTCGGGATGGCGAGGGTCGATCAGGGTACGTCCTAGCCGTTCGATATCGTTCTGGGTAAGGATGATGTCCTCGAAGAGGAGACCCAGGTCGTCAATGTCGTTGACGGTCGTGGGGTAGACGTAGAAACGAAAGAGGTCTACAGGACGACACACCGGACCGATATACTCCACGACGCGCTTTATCACCTCGGTCGCGCGACCCATGTTGCCGCTGGCCTCATCGTAGATGCGCTGGAGGGTGGGCACTTCGCGCTCGGCGTAGCGCCAGCCGATATCGACTGGGGAAGTTCCCAGAGTGACGAGCTGGCGCAGAATCGGTCCGGCCTTCCGACGTACTCGCATGTGGTCCCAGAGGAAGCGACGGAAGAGGGCTTCCAAGACTGCAACCCCTTCCTCGCTGTCCCTGGATTCGGGCTTGACCTGAAACCACTTGCCGCTGTCGGGAAAGAGGTCATTCTTGAGCTTCGTGACCCAGTTCTCGATGACGCGCCGGCCGATGGCAAGGTAGGCTTTGTGGCGACCGTGGTAGGACTCGGAGTCGTGGCGAACCTTCAAGATGTTGTCGTAGCGGAGCCACTGCTCGTGAAGAAGACGACGCTCCTGGCGCGTGCGGCGGACGAGAGGTCCGAGGTCGTGGCGCACCCGCTCGACCGCGGCCGTGTCGAGAGCGAGATTGCGAGAGCGGAGGACGGTTGGCATCTACTCCTTCACCACCTTCTCCTCGATCTTCCTGGTCTGCTCCTTGATCTGCTCTAGGAGCTGGGCGATGACGCGAACTTCCCCCGCCAGACGCTCGCGCTCGACCTCGGCCGCTCGAATCTGATTCGCCAGGTTGTTATGACGGAGAACCGTGTCGTCGAGACGCTTTTGGAGGATCTTCGGGTCCGTGGGACTTGTGTCCGCGAGCGTCTCTTCGACCTGCTCCGGATCCGTCTTCTTCTTCATACGCTTCCCCTATACTCCTACAGGATCGCGGCGTCGAGGGCGGCGAGGTCCGTGTTCTCCGTGGTCAGTGCCGCCTCCCGAGCCAAGGCATCGGCCGGCAGTTTCGTGATCGCGGCAGTATTCGCTGCGATCCGCGCGTTAGCGGCAGTCGAGATGAATGCCTTGAGTTCCACGTCCGTCATCAACACAAGGTCGAGAATCGCGTCATAGACATTCGGACCGTTCAGCCCGAGAAGGTAATCCGCGATGATTTCGCGGGCACGGGCACGCGGGGCATCCGGGAGAGTTGCTCGGGGCATGGTCTTTCTCCTTCCTCCTTCTTACTCGATCTTGCACAGTTCGAGGCACGAGTCGGCCATCACACGTACCGCGGTGCCGATATTTTCGGACGAGACTTTGAGTTCAAGAGTACCGCTGCTGGTAACGACGATGATGCCCTCCATACAGATCGTCACATCGGCATTCGCGGTGGCGACTCCGGCGAAGAACGAGCCGATCCCGACATTGAGAACACCCTCGTGCTTCCCCTCGACCAGTTGCCCCGCCACGGTGGCGGTATCATCATCCAGAACCCCGGTGGCCGCCGCGCCGCCCGTGGTGACGGACCAGAGTATCGCCTGAAATTGTCCGGTGGTCCCCGTGTGGTTGATCCCGAAGCCGAGGCCGGTTCCGGTGGCAGCACTCTGGCAGATCAGCGTGTACTTGAACTTCCAGGTCCCCGCGCCGACATCGGTCGTGGACATGACCGTGGTCAGAGTGGTCGTCGTGATGTCGGACGAGTCGGCGGTGAGGTTCTGCCAGGTAAGGTGAGTCCCGGCCGCACCACTCGACCCGTTGATCCGAGTGATGTAGGTCGTTGCACCGGCGACCGGCGTCCAGGAGAGGACTGCACTTCCGTTCGTCGAGAGAACATCCCCGGCAGAGCCGTCGGTCGCTGGGAGGGTGTAGAGGAGGTTCCCACCCAGCGCGGGCGCCTTGAAGCCGGTGTACGACGAGCCGCCACCGGAGGGCTCGCGGAGTCGCAGCTCGCCAGCCGTGCCGCCGTTGTCGATCAGGAGGTTCCCGAGAACTTCGAGTTTCTCGGTTGGAACGGTCTGGTCGCCGAGGCGGACATTGCCGGTGTGGAGCATGAGAACCGACGAGCCCACGGACCGGAGACTCCTCGGGTTCGTCGTCTTCGTCAGGTCTGCCACGTCTACGGCGATTCCGGTCGTCGTTGTTCCGGTCCCGCCGGCTTCCTGATAGTGGAGGCCGCGCCGGAGATCCGCCGTGACGCCGGTGGCGTAGACAGGCCGTGTGTCGTAGCCGGTGTAGAGGAAGCCGGTGGCGGTACTCGCTCCCGTGCGGGTGATCGTCGGACTGGCCGTGAAGGAGAGCAGCGTGCCGCCGGTAATGTTCGTCCCGTCCGCCACGTACGTCGTCACGTCGGCCATCGCGACCAGGGCGGGGAACACGGTACCGGCTTGGACGTTGTACGTGCCGCCGGCACGGAAGATCGAGTGTGTGGCGAGCACAATCGCGGCCGTCTGCGTCCAGGTGTAATTTGTGTCGAGGACGGAGAGGACGCTCGTCGCGGCGGACGAGGTGATCGCGGCATCGAAGTGGAGCGGAGCGCCCGCCGGGAGCGTCGTCGGGATATCCCCACCGACGACGTTGGTCCACAGATACATCGGATCGCGCACGTCGATGAAGCCGTCCGTTGTGTCCAGCGTGCCCTGGAGAACCAGGACATCGCTGGCGGCCGTCCCGCCGTAGACAGTGCCCGTGACGACGAGGTCACCAAAGACCGAGACCCGATCCGGCGTCGTGGACTCGTCGAGTTCCAGGATGTTGAGGAGCGCGACATCGGTCCCGCGGCCGACCTTGAGCTTCGTGAGGTCGGACGTATCGGCGCCGATGTGCCAACCGAAAGACGCGGTGTTGAGGAAGAGGAGCGCGTCGGCGGCCAGCGAGTTGACCTGGAGACGCGCGTCGCCCGTGCTCGTGTTGTCCACACGGATCTCGGCGGTCGTCGCGGTGGTGCCGGCCGCGTAGATCTTCGCGATTCCTGGGGCGGCAACGTCGGTCGCGCCGACGGCGAGTTGGCCGGTCGGGATTGAGACGACATCGCCGGTGGTCACCTGGAGACGTGTCGCTCCGCCGGGGGCACCGCTGTTGTCCAGCTTCCAGATGTCCGAGTCCGAATTGTCTATCCCTGCGGACCAATTCGTGATGGACGTGGACCACGCGACGAACGGGTCCTCCGTCGTCAGGATCGCGTCGAGGAAGAGAAACGCCGACCCGGTCGCGCCGGCCGCGAGCTGGAGTAGGGCCGTCGGCGACCCGTTCATCCGAATCGTGTTGAGTTGACTGACGGTCATCTGACCGCCAGATGTCGGATTGATCGCGACGCGGTTGCCAGTGCCGACGGACGCGCCGATCCCGAAGACGAGGCTGTCGGCGACGCTGTTATCTATGGCGATGTACCAATCGGTCCCACCCACGTCGAAGAACAGGGCCGCGTCCCCGGTGCCGAGATTCGAGACGCGCGCGGCGACGGCGGTCGCGTCGGTCATCTCGATGTCCAGTGCAACCGACGGGTTCGTCGTCCCGATCCCGACAAAGCCGTTGTGGTCGATCCGTACTCGTTCGAGCTGCGTCAGCGTCCCGTCGGCGATCGTCGTGAACGAGATGTACGAGCCAGTCGCCGTCGGCGTCCACGCCTCGTCGGCGCGGAGGCGGATCGCGGCGCCGAAGCGGTCAGCAGTCGTCCCGTCGTGCCCGCTGCCCCGGAGATGGAGGAGGTCGTCGTCAGCCCCGGTCGCGGTCGGGAGCGCCTCGGTCCCGCGAGCGGAGATGCCGCGGATGTTCGGCATGAAGGTCGTGCCGAATGAGCGGGCGATCAGGTTACTGTCCGCACCGTCACCGATTGCCTCGACGATCCTGCGGATCAGGAGCGCATCGGCTGCCGTGTCAACGACGTAGCTCGCGTCGCTCGTCAGCGTGTCCGCGTCGGACCAGAAGGCGAGGCGGTTTGCGACTCCACTGCCGTCAATCAACCCTTCACTCGTGCGAACGAAGTCAGCGAGCGAGGCCAGATCGACCTTCCGTTGGGCTGCCGGAGTGAGCCCGACCGAGACATCGACGAAGGGAAAGAGGTCGCCGACGGCGAGCCCGGTCTCGGTTGACAGAGAGTTGATATCGAGGTCAACTGTCCCTGTAACGGTGATCGGCTCGGGTGTGTTGGTGATGCCCACACCGCCTGCGACGGAGGTGACGGTACCACTCCCTCCACCACCACCAGCACTTGGGTTGTTGATGTAACTCATGATTGCGTGAAGTACACCCGTCCACTGACCTGCGCCGTGCCGCTCTGGTTGATGACGAAGGCGTTTCCGACGCTGGTGGTAAACCACGGATGGTTGTCGAAGTCAAAGTCGAGTACGAAGGAGCCGTTGGCAAGCATGGAGATGGCTCCGGTGAGATTCGTTCCTGCTCCATCCTTGAAGGTGATGGTGGTCGCTGCCGAGACCACGAAGAAGATCCGGTAGACACGAATCTGCTGCCCGGCGACTCCGGCAACGACGGTATTGTCACCCGTCGCCGTGAAGTTGATCGCGGCTTCCTGTTCGCGCGACTCGTGGGGTATCAGGAGGCGCATAGGGCCTCCATGGTTACCCCAGCAGGGGCTTCAAGCGGGACCGGATGTCCT